GCTCTGATTATAATAATTATTTATACTAGATCTTCTAGTATTTCGTCTAATTCCATTAATGCTACACCATTTAATCCACCGATAGAAAGTATCTCTGCCTTATCAACTATAGTCTGATATAAAGATTCTTCTTCTACCTGTTCTTTAATAAAGAACTGGAATAACTGATATGATTGATTACAAGGTAAATCAATTGCTTTAGTAGCAGCATCTTCATAGAACGATGTTACAAAGAACTCATGTTCTAATGCTGTATCTAATACTTCCATTAAATCTTTATATTCTATCTGTGGTGATTCAATCAATGGTGTAACTGCCACTATATTCTTATCTGCTAAGAAGTCATATAGATGTAACATATGAGTACGTTCTTCATCAGAATGTTTTCTAAAGAATTTAGCAGCTCCAGTATAACCTTTTACATCACACCATGCTCCCATCTGAAGATATATTTGAGAACTAAATGCTTCTACTTCTATCCCAGCATTAATAACACTTATCATCTCTGTAGGAATACCCCCATTATAACCATTAAGAGGTTTCTTTCCTTTACTTGTTGTTGTAGGTTTCTTTCCTTCTATCATTATTATTTACTTGTTGTTGTAGGTTTCTTATTAGCCTGCTTACGTTTAATCTCAATCTCCTGTTGTTTAAACTCTTCTTGCTTCCTATTACTTCTAATAGTTTCAGATAAGTTAAATTGTTTATATCTATTCTCAGTAGTCTGTTTATCTCTCTGTAATTGTAATTTAAGTTCTTCTAAATCACTAGAATCTTCATCATTGGAACTTTCATTATTATCCATTGCTTTAGATGCAGCTGCTATTTCAGCTACTTGTATAGATGTCTCAGCTTTTCTAATAGAGTCCTCTTCTTTAATTCTACGATCTTCCGCATCTGCTTCCATTTGCATCTGTTGTATCTGCATCTGCATCTGAGATTGTTGTTGTTCAGCCTGTTGTTGTTGTTCAGCCCTACGAGCCTCCACATCTTTTAGTTTCCTAGATATCTCTGATATACTTTCAGACATAAGCATCATAGCAGCATCACTAAGAGTAGCTCCATTCTGCATTGCAGGTTGGATAAGAGTTTTAAGTTGTTCAAGATTCTGATTTTCTTTGGTGCTATCTGATACAAATACATCAAAATCTGAATACAAGAAATCATCATCTAAATCAATAAATGCTCTGACAAAGTCATCCATTATAAAATGTAGTTTCTTTTTATTATTCTCAGCCCAAGCATACTTAGCTACATTAAGTAAAGATGTGTATACTCTCTTCTTAATATTATTATGTACTTCAAATAGAGGTTCGGTTATATGACTAGATTGTACTACAGAACGTTGTACATTACCAACTAATTCATTAGATGATATAGATCCCTGCCGTTGTTTAGATACACCAGATAGTTCTCCAGCCATATCCTCTATCTTATCAAGTAACCCTATATAGTCAGCAATTACCCTAGTCATACTTAAATCTACATCAGAGAATTGATTAAACGAAGCTGGTTTACCTCCCTCACGACCAGGTATATCCCATCCTTCTTCATAAGGATTGAAAAGATTGACTCCTAGAGCAGATAAATAATGCATCCATTGTTTAACATCCAGACCCATTGATTTAGGTATCTGAGTGATGTCCATATTTATAATCTTACCTTTATCTCTAGCTAATGCTAACTCTAATCTATACCATATGATGATATACATATATTGTAAAGGTTTCATTATGTCTACTAATGATCTATTCCTAGTATTAGTGCAATTATATCTAGCTCCTACATAAGGTAATCTGGATGTCTTAGGATTCTCTAGTGATTGATATTGATATTGTACAGGACGTATATCAAGATAGATATCAGTACCTATTCTATATCCCTCCCATATTTCTGTAATCCAATCCCATTCAAGAGTAACACCTAATTCTTTTTCTTCGATAGATAGTTTATATGTTTCATCAACAAGTTCAACCTGTTCTTCACCAGATTCCTCATCCGTATATTTAAGATATCCAATCTTTTTGAATGATTTCCAAACTACATGCCATACTGGTAATAACTGTCCTTTAAAGAATTCATCGTGATTTATATCAGATATAATTTTATCTCTATATATTATACTATTATAATTAACATCACTAGGTCTTCTAGTAAGACTATCCCCACCTATCATTGCTAATAGTGTATCCAAATCCTCTTCTTTTATCATCTCTTGAAACCTATCATAAATAGCTCCAGGTGACATTAGAAATCTACGTATTGCCCAATCCCCATCTTCTATATATTCTATATCAGGATCATTATCATAAGTAAAGTGATATGGATTAACACGTTCACACATTGGTTCTCCATTAACTATGCCTGTGTAATAAATCTCTTCCCCTGCAATTAACCCATCTTTCCAGCCTTTAATGAATTCATGATCAATACTTAATTGCTGTCTTAGATATTTTAATGAATTGTACGCAGCTTGTTCAGCAGCAGTACTATAACTATTTTTAACATAGGTATCTATCTCCTGTAACTTTTTTTCAGTTTCATCATCAGAATCACCTTGGATAACAGATTGTAGATACTCTTTTATTAAAGTCTGTTTCTTAAAGTCCTGTACCTTTGATACCTGTTCTTCACTAGTAGAAAATACTTTAAAGTTAAACGGCCTCTTGGTTTCTTCACCAATAAGTAAGTCTAACTTTGGTTTCATTATATTGAAATTCTGGGGATGTGCTGGAAATCCATCTTCAACATTGAAAGGATTTATAACATACTTTAAATCATCTTCATTAAAGATTCCATTATATAAGTCATAGTTAACTCTAAGCACATCTTTTCTGGATCTTCCTGATACAAATGTACTGCCTTCTCTTGAGATAAGTACGTCTGTGCATGCTTTACGCCATGCTTCGTTCTTCTCACTTAACGGTAGTTTCTGTACGGGAAACTCACTTCTTTTGTAGTATAAATCCATAACAATAATTAGTTGAAATTATTATATTGAAATTCTCCAAATATAGGAGATTCAAATAACCGTCTATTTTTTTCTATCTTTGTCTTCTCTTTTACACGCATATCATGTAAATCTTCTTTGTATAACATTATCATAAACATTGCAATAACACGATCAAAGTTACCTTTATCATTATATGCGATTAATTCTTCAAGTAATGCCTCTGAATATAGTTTAGTAAGATTTTGTTTACCTGCCTCATACTCTTCTATAAGCCAATCTCTAAGTCTACCTTCACACCAATCCTTGATTTCAGTATTCATATGACTACCTTTAGATCTTTGTACCTTACTATTATTAATGATCTTATCGAGTATGGTAGGTTGATCTGCTAGTAAGTAATCACAATGTTTATTTCTCATATATACTGATAAACCAGGCCATTGATTTTCATACATTACTCTAGCATTGTAGTACATAAGTAAGAGTCTTACCTTTTCATAGAACATCTCAGCAGAATCAGGTCTTCCTGTATATTCAGCAACAATAGTATCATAGGTATGTTCCATTGATTGGAATCGTTTGTATATGAATATAGAACCTAATGAATCTGTCCCTGATTTATCATGATCATAAGGATCGCAACCGGATATATATAATCCAAATGGTGGGGAATCTACAGGATGTTCCCATATAACTATAGCACCTTCCCTATCATCTTCATTACTAAGTCTATACTTACGTAAATCTTTAAATTTCTTAACTTGTTCCCATTTGATATTACCCTGTTTATCCAAATATAAGTCACCAACTTGTCTATAATTTGCTATAGTTTCTGAATTTCTTATAGATGATAAATGTCTAATAAGGTCTTTTTTAGGAAATATGTTACCACTTATCTGTAAAGTGGCTTCCATTGGATTAAGAGGGTGTTCTGCTATATACCTATCTATTGCATTTCTATCAGTAGCATTATCAATTATTATTTGTCGCTCTTTAAGTATATGTTGGATAGCTGTATTGTGTAATGAATTACCATCTTTATCCATAAAGGGATTACCATTCTCATCATTCCCCTCCATGTTGTCACATTCTGGTACAAAAAAACCGCATTTTTTAGTAGCTCCTTCATCCCATATATTATCAACACTCATTACATTGTAACCATCACACTCATAAAATAGATCCTTTAACCCTTCATA